TCCTCCATGGGGACATTGAATAGTCATATTTTTATGTGTATGATGATATCGAATAGCTTTGTCGACATATCCATCCCCACCATTATTGTTAGAAAATAATGAAAAACTTCCATTTAATCCAGGATAAAATTGTACACAATAATCAGGTGCTATTTGCCTAACTAAATATGTTCCTTCAGGAACATTATCAAATGTAACATCAATATTATTATGTGTATCAATAAATGGTTCATTGCTATCTAATTCTCCATTGTGATTTAAATCTAAATAAATAGTTATATTATGATACCCATATACATCGTAAAATATATTAGAATCCCATATAAATATTGTTAATGAATGATTTTCTAATGGATGATTATTGTGTACTATTTTAGTATAACTATTACTATTTTCATTAACATGTTCAAATGGTCCTAAATTTGATAATAAATTACAATAATTATTATCTAAATTCTCATAAATACCTAAACAATCATTATTAAATGCACAATCATACTGACATTGTGATATATTATTATTTGTCTCTATAATATAATTATTATTAATAGAATTCGCAAATCTGTAATCATTTGAATATGAAATCCCATAATGAATCATTGTAGTATTGTCTATTACTATTTGTGAAAACGCACTTCCCACTAATGCCAATAATGATAAAGCACGAATAAACATATAAATTATATATTTAGTATTGTTTTAAATAAAAATTAAATTATATAAAACAATCAAGATATAAAATAATAAATATATAAATAGTATGAAATTTGGAACATTTTCAACTATTCTTAATTATAATGAATATTCAAAATTAAAGTTTGATCATATAGAAAAACAAAATGTGGTTCTCAAATTGACCTACGAAAATATAAAACATAATGGAGAAATAGAATTTATTAATTTTTTAAATAAAGATTCTAAATATGTATGTAGAATTTATAAAGATAGTATTACAAAAGTAAAGTTAAGTCCACTTATTTATACATATTTAAAAAAAAGTTTAGATAAATATGATAATGATCGAATTTGTAAAATTTTAAAATATTCACATTTTAATAGTTATTTTATAGAAAATTTAGGTGACTATGATGTGTTTGACAAAATAGATGATTTATTAAATAAAAAAAACATATGGGATAGTAATGAAAAACTATTATTATTTATACAACATATGTGCGAAAGTCTAGAATATTTACAAAAAAATTCTATTTGTCATTTTGATATAAAACCAGAAAATATTATGTATAATGATAGAGAACCAGAATTTGGATTGCGTTTTAAATTAATAGATTTTGGATTTGCGGAACAATATCCATTTAATAATTATAGAAATAAAATAGTTGGAACAAAATATTATGTACCAAGATATTATAATAATATTGATTATCCTGAGTGGCATACTAAAATAAAATGCAATGATTGGATAGATAATAATAATATATCAAAACACTCTGTTATTGTTAATAAATTGGACTATAATTTAATTTACAAAACTGATATATTTTCTTTAGGTATGGTATTTACACATTTACTCTACTATTTAAAACCTGTGTATACCGAAATAGATTATGATATATACGATACATTATTATTTAATATGACGCATTATGATATAGAAAAAAGGTATTCTTGTCAAAATTGTCTTGTTAGTTTAGAGGAAATGAACTTGTAAACTCGAAATTGAATCATTGTGCATGCTAGAAAAAATATATGTTTATATATATATGAATTGCAGTTTAATACCATATATGACAAAAAGAGAAAGCTTGGAGAGGAAACGTAGAAAAACACCACATTTTTATCCTATAACATGTGAATTACATGAAGTCAAAAAAGGAAATGATGGTAATTATTATAAAATTGTAAAATCAGGTATAACTAATTCTAAAAAAAAATGGAAACTATGTGGAAAAACTGAAGATAGTTGTAAATCAGTATGTTCTAAAAATTATACTTATAATCAAAATAAATGTAATAAAAATGCGTCTAAAAAAAATGGTGTGTTTAAAAAACTTAAAAATATGGTTACCTCAACTAAAAATGGGAAAAAAAAAAAAGGAAAAGGGAAGAACAATAGATCAACAAATATTAATGAATCACAATAATGAAATAATAGTTTTTTTTTACAAGAATTTATTTTAATTAGTCCGACCGCTAAATTGACCATGATTATGGTGCATTCTTCTTTATAATAATCATTTCTAGTTGTCATCCTCCTTCCATACCCCATTTGTCCACCCATCCCCCGTCCATCGCATGGGGTCGATCTGGATGTAGGTATTATAGGCATCTTCTTCCCATTTCCATTGCGTGTAATTTTCCGCATTATTTGAGACAGTTATCCAATCTTTTTCTATCTCCTCCCTTCCTTCCTTTTTAAAACCATATTGTAACGCGTTGAACCTGTCCCACACCCATTTATCTTTTTCGCTCGGTCTCAACGCCTTCAACGCGTTGAATGCTTTATTTCTTGCGTCAATCAGAGCTTTTTTCTGTTTGTCCTTAGTCCTGACATCATTCACATCCGCATGCGCATCCTTCGTAGATTTACTTAATATTTTTTTAAATGGTTGGCTGGTGGCCCAACTTTCCTCTCCCTGGAGGACCGAACCGCCTTTTAAATATTTTCTTCTGTTTGTTCTTTTTTTTAAACTATTTCTTTTTTTTAAACTATTTCTTTTTTTTCTTAAATATATTTTTCCATTTTTTTTAAAACTCTTTTTAACTCTTCGATTAATCTTTGATAGCATATATATATATATAAGAAAAATATTAAATAATCATTTAATAATTAAATAAATTGTCCACACCATTTATGTAAAGATGCGAGAACATCTTATTTCTCAAAAATTGGATATTAATGGACTATACAAAGAAATTAATAAATTAATGGAGAAGGAAAATGATGATAAAGGTCTAAACATAAGTTTCTTAAAAGTTGGGCGTTTTCGTACACAACACAAACAAATGAACTTATTAGTTCTAAACAAGACACAATACAAAAATTAACTGATATATTTACATTAGATTCAGAAATTGAAGTTAAAACAAGTTATAATAAAATGGAAGACTATGATGAACAATTATTAATTGAATGAAGTATCTAATATTATGTCTTATGTGTTTCCAGACAAAAATATTCATAAAATTCTAATTGATATTTCTGGAATTTTGCTAGATAATTGTAATGATAGAATGAAAGCATATACTGATATTATTAGTAAATATCCATTTAATTAGTCAAAATTAATTCTATTTATGTATAATTTAAAATTGATATAAATAATAAATCTATTAATTCATTAATGAATGAGGAAAAAGTTCTAAATGGAATTATTGATAAAAATATTAAATATTTTATAGAAAATAAAGAACATACTAATAATTATTACTATAAACTTTATTTTGTACAATATTTCGATGGAGATTTAGTAGATATAGAAACTGTATATGATAATATTTTGAATCATGTTGAATATATAAATAATGTTGCTACTATATCAAAAAATTGTTTAGAATCAGATAAAATAACATTATTTATCACACAATTTGTGACATATTTAGTAAATAAACAAGATATTGGTAATTTGTATTCATTAATGAATAGCGATTTTATAGACTATATGAGTACATTAGATTTGAATCCATTATTTGATTACATAATAACAAACAAAAATATTATCGATTCTTATTTTGTAAACAATACTTTGTTCAAATCTACATTAACATATAAAATAGTATTAATAATGTTAAAAAAACGTGAATTAAGGTGTAATATACTTGACTACTTTTCAAAAAAAATAGATAAATGTAAAAACGATAAAATGATTAAATCAGTATTAGATTTAGATAAAGATTATGTATATGGTAAAAATAAAACAGATGAATTCAATATAAATTTAGTTGTGTTATTGTTTCAATTATGGTATGCTGGAATAAATACCACTAAAATGAAAGATATTTATGAAGAAAACACTAATTTTTTAAGTATTAGTTATTTTACAATCCATCAATTACTAGAACATAGTTATTTACAGTTGTATGAAGAAAAACAACTTCGAATAAATGAATTAAATAAAATCAAAGATTTGACACCAACATTAGATAGACATAATATTAGTAAATTTAATGTATTAAAAGATTTAATCACATTACGATTAAAATCGATAAAATCTAATATAACCCACAAAAATACATTAATATTTTTACAACATTTTTATGAATTGAGTACATATTGGATAATACATCGAAAAATTAAAGATGAATGTGATAGTATATTAGAATGTATTCATTTATTTTACAAACATAATAAATTAGAATTAGATAATAATATGACATTATTAATGAAACATACCTTTAATGGAACAAGTATAACAAACAATCCAAATATTAGGATAAATTATTTAGGATTATTTCATAAATATATAATGTATATAGTTAAATTGAATGAAAAGGTGGTGGCAATATCAGATTATGTGAATTATGATACGCATATAAATACAATTTTAATCGAATTTAGTCATTTATTTAACTATATTAAAAATGCGTTTAATAGCGATGAATTATACAATGTGTTGTATCCAATGTCTATTTTATCAAATATATTAAATTTAACTATCTATAAATCAGATGATTATCGTCTTAGTTTTAATAATAATCGTCATACTAAATATTTCAAAGCATTAGTCTACAACAATATGAATAATTTTCAATATGTAGTAGATGAAATATTACAAGCAATGAACAAAATTAACAAAGAAGAAAATGGAAATAATGATACTACTATTATAGAAGAAGAAAAATTAGATATTAATAATTTGACACTATATTTAAATATATTTTCTCAATTTATTGTTAAAACATCTAAATATTATAGTGATCTAGTATTGTGCGATGAACTTAAAAATTGTATAATAAATATTATTGTAAATTGTATTAATAATTTGGCGACAAATACCCAATCAAAATACAAAATTAAAAATAAGGAAAATTTAGATTTCACACCTATTAGTTTATTAGAAACATTAAAAACTATTATATTTCATCTCATAACAAAAAAGGATAATGAAGAATTAATTCTTAAAATGTTGTCATTAGATCAAAATTATACCCATGATAGTATTTTGCGATTAATCACTATATTATCGAAACGTGGTAAAATAAAAACAATTGAGTTTAGTCATATAAGTTATTTTAATATTAAATTAAACAAAAAACGTGTTGTTGTCGATGATGATATTGAAATCCCTGATGAATTGTGTGATCCTATTATGGATACATTAATAGAAACACCAGTCATGTTGCCAAATAATATTATTATGGATTGTGAGGTTATAAAACGTCATTTGTTAACATGCGAGACAAACCCATTTAATAGAGATGTTTTGACATTAGAAATATTGGATGACTATAATTCAAAAGATGATATTAAAGAAAAAATAGATGTTTTTAAAGAAAAAATAAAAGCATTTAAAATTGAACATAATTTAATTTAAAGATTGGTAGTCCTATATTTGTAATGGAACTTACCGAATTATCGCAGCATCAATGTTTTATATGTCGTGATTCATGTAATATATTGTATAAAATATGCGATTGTAATGATTCAACTATATGTGATGAATGTTATGAATTAGAATCGTGTCAGATGATGACACAATGTGGAATATGTAGAAAAAAGTATATATTTAATGTCAAACGTAATTATGGTAATATGCTACATATATTATTTAAACATATTACAAAATATGGGATTATATTATTTATTGAATTATTTTGTCCAATACTGTTATATATTCAAGCCGATTATAGCGAATTAAATAATGTATTATTAATATATACTTTTTTTTGTATTACAATTGGAAATATACTAAATTGGTATTTAACAGAAAATGTGATTCAAAATGAAGAAAGTTCGCAAAGTTTTATGGTTATATACAATCCAATAAAATGTATCTATATTTTTTTGATATTCATCATTATCCAATATATTGATGACATGCACAAACTAAAATTATATTCTTATTACATTTTGATATTTATTTATACCATGCCACTACTTTTTTTTTCATGTGTAATATTAATTCGAAAGGGTATTAAATATAAAAAATATATTGACGAAAACTCTATATCAAAAAAAATAAGTATAAAAGCTATTTTAACTAGAGCACATAGTGAAGTTTAAATAGCACCATTTACAACATGTAAATAATCAGTTATAACATCATTCATAATATCACTATCATTAATTTTGCTCATTGTACCATAAATACATGGACTGTATTTGATGGAGTCCATATTATGTGTTTTAATGTATTTAATTACATCTATCAAATCTAATATAAATTTATCTATAATTTTCAATGTATGGTATGATGTTATACAAAAATGGAATCCATTTGGATTTTGAATAACATTTATTTCCCATTTCCTTTTTTTTAGTTCTTCGCTTATAATATTTATATTTAGTGTTTTTGAACCAATCGCTACTATACTTAATTTAGGTTCTCCATAAACAAACACATCATCTATTATTTTTATTTTTTGTACTAAATGGTTTTTTATTGTTATTATTGAATTGTAATTTTCAATATATTTAGATTTTCCATAATACATTAATGTTGCCCATGTTAGTGCTACTATATTTCCACACCGACTTCCAGCCATAGCGGATGATGCATAAATTCCACCACTCCATTTTTCATCTACAAAATATTGATATTTCATCAAATCTTTATTTTTGTATAGTATGGATGATGCTCCTTTTGGACTATTACCATATTTATGGAAATCCGCAGATATGCTTGTAACACCATCTAGAATAAATCCAAAATTATAATCACTAAAATTTATTAAAAATGATCCAATACACGCATCTAAATGTAATGGTATTTTGTTATTTAATGCTAGTTTATTTAATTCGTTCAATTGATCTATCAATCCAAGATTATAACTAGGAGTTGATCCAACAATTAAAATAGTATTGTTATTAATAGATGCTTCTAATAGATCTAAATCATACAATCCATCTTGTCTACATGGGATTACAACCATTTTAATGTTGAAGTAACTACATGCTTTAGTAAAAGCACAATGAATTGAACTTGATACTATTATTTCAGGTTTAGTAATATTTTTTGTTTTTTTAGAATAATCTCGATATGTTTTACATGCCATTAATATACTTTCAGTCCCACCACTTGTAAAAACACCACACGTATTTTTATCGCCATTGAATAATTGAATCATAACAGATATACATTCTTTTTCCATTTTTCGAATACATGGTATCGCCATTGAATAATTGAATCATAATAGATATACATTCTTTTTCCATTTTTCGAATACATGGGTACATATTTGTATGAAGTGGGTTTGTTTTATTGAAATATGGAAATAATGTGTTTAGTAATATGTCTAAATCATTATTGTTTGAATAGATTGCACCAGATACATATCCATTTTTATAGTCTATCGTTCCACTTTTCTCCATTTTTTTGAATAATGATATGATATCTTTTGAACTCGTTCCATTATCTTTTAAATAATCGTATGCTACTATATGATTTGTTTGATTATCGAACTCCTTTTTTAAATCAGATATTATTTTATTCCGTTTTGCTTGGATTTTATTTTTAACATATGGTATTTGTTTGACAGTATATTTAAAATAATAGCCTGAATTTACTACTATATCAAATCCATGTTTCAATAAATGATATATACCATATAATTTTATCCAACTTATATTATGGATTGACGCTACATTTAATTTAAGGTATTTGACTAAAGCATGTTTTAAAACAAAATCTTTAAAACTAACTATTTCATTCGACATAATATAAATTAATATAAACAAAATCTATAAGTTGATTTTATAAAACATTATCACACCAAGATTCTTCTTGATTCACACTACATACATTTAGACCATCTTTATGTGATATCAAACAATTTAAACATTGGTCACGTGTTATATTTGTATTTGGACAATATTTGTGTAATGATTGATCGCATGTTAGTGGTATGGATGGTAAAATGAATTTTCTTTGTTCCAAACTAATTTGTCCAATTGTATTGTAATAACATGGATATATATTTCCAAAACATGAACACGATGAGACAAATGTTTTAATGTTAAAATCTACTACATATAATGATCCATTGTATATAGGGTCATACATATTTATTAAGTTATTTTGTATAACACTTGTTTTGTTGTAATTGTATGTTATTTCTATTTGTGTCAATGGAGGTATATAGTTATTAATAACATGTATTCTATCTAATAATATACCATTGGTAGCATTTAAATAATATATATAATTTGGTGTATTGATTTTCAATATATTTATAATATTTGGAGAATTACAATCA